AGTCACAAAAGATAAAGTAGAACTTTTTATTAACTGATAAGTTTCTTCACCTCCATTATAAGATAAATCAAAACCACTACCTCTTAAAACAAATTCAGTAGACGATCCTGAAAAACTAGAATCGTATATTTCTACTTTAAATAATTCTCTACGGATATTTCTAAACTCCGAATGAAATCTTAAAGCCATATTTTTTTATTAAAATGGTTTAGCAGCAAAATCACCACCAATTAAACTTGCACCTTTTTGACTTGCTGCTTGTTGTCCTTGTATAGCAGCAATCTGTATTCCCTCTGATGATAAAACGCCACTTACTGTAACATTTATATTTTGACCACCTATTATAGACTCTAATTTATCTAAAGGTGCTATTACTTCAGGATTAGTTCTTGCTCCTGCATATTCACCCATCATACCAACTGTTGGTCCACTTACAATACCACCATTTGCAAACTTAGGAATTGGTTGTGCTGCTATAGTTGCTATTTGGGCTGCTACTAAAGCTGACACTAATGGTGCTGCTGCAAAAGCACCAATACCAGTTTGACCTGCTACTTTTGTTATGGCTTGTGCGCCATTAATTGTTGCAGAAACTATTGCAGCTAATTTATCTGCTATTGCTTGTTTACGTTGTATTTTAGCTCTTTTTTGGGCAGTTTGTTCTTCTAATTTCTCTATAGCTTGCGCCTTTTGTTCTTCAGTCATAGCAGAGTTTTGTATACCCGCCAATTCTTTTGCGTGGTAATTATCTAATTCTATAGTTTTATTAGTCATCATTTGACCAAATATATCTCCAACTATATTAATACCATCTCCCCACTTATCAAAAAACTCACCTATTTTATTCCCCCATTTATTAACCCCTGCGTTTAGTTTTTCACCAAATGAAGTTATACTTTCTTCAGACATAATAAACGAACCATCATATCCTAGGTTCACTCCAAATCCTGTCTGTATTGCATCGTTAATATCGTCAAAGTTTTTAACAACTTCTTTACCACCACCACTTGAAAAAATATCAGGCAACTCTATACCTAAATTCTTCATTCCATCTTTAATGGAATCTATTAGACTACCAAATTCGTGATTATATTGTTTAGTAGGAACTTTGAGTTCTTTAAGTCCTTTACTTAAATTATCAAAAGGATTGGGTATTTGATTTTTTTTAAGAAATTTTAAAACAACATTAAATCCTACTATAATTTGATTAAATGGATTTATTTTTATAAAGAAAAGAAGCATATCAATTAAGGCGTTTTTCCACCAACCAATATCCTCAAATCTTTCAACGAAAGCTTCCCAATTATCTAATACAAATTTAATAGCTATTGGTATCGCCACCAAAGCAGCTACCGCTAAACCTATAGGGCTTGTTAACGCCCCTATAGCTATTGCTAAACCACCATAAGCTGCTGTTGCCATACTTACCACCATCAACATCGGTCCAATAGCTGCTGCTATACCTGTAACAACTAATATTATTTTTTTAGTTCTATCATCTAAGTTTGTAAAAGCACTTGCTAAAGATGTTATTTTATTTATAATAGGAGTTAAAACATCTGCAAGTAAAGCTCCCATTTCTAGTTTCATTCCCTCGATAGCAGATTGCATCTTCTTTATCCTAGCGTGAGTCGTGCTACCCATAGCAGTAGCCATATCCTTTAACCTACCAGTATTAGTCTTATACTCGTTAGTTAATTCAGCTAACTTTTCTTTGTTTTCAGCTAGTATAAGTAATTGGTTAGCACCTGTCTTACCAACCATTTTTTGAGCTTGGTTAAGAGTCATTGTACCATCAGACAATTGCTGTAGTGTCTCACCAAAAGGTCTGCCTTGCTCATTTAACTCCATAAAGGCTTTACGAAGTCCTGTACCTGCTTTACTTGCCTTAATACCGTTATCCATTAAGACACCCATCATAGCAGATAACTCTTCTATATCTACACCTACTGCTTTAGCCGAAGCTCCTGCGTGACCAAAAGCTGTACTAAATGTGCTAAGTTGCATTGATGAGTTTGCGGCTGCTGAAGCTAGAGTATTAGCTACATTTGAAGCATCTTTTGAATCTAATCCAAAAGCATTTATTGAAGCTGATACAGTTTCTGCTGCAAGAGATAAATCTTCTCCTGTAGCTAAAGCAAGGTCTAATATAGACCCCTCCATTTCTTTAATAGCTGTTGGATCAAAACCTTTACGACCTAAAACTAATTGTAAATCGGCTACTTGTGAAGCTGTAAATTGAGTTGTTGCACCTAATCGTTTTGCTTCTGCTGTAAGCATTTTAAACTCTTCAACACTTGCTCCAGTAACAGTATTAACCTTCATCATAGCGTTCTCAAACTGAGAGAATGTGTCAAAGGCTTGTTTACCCATAGCTACTAAAGGTGCTGTAACACCAAAAGATAGCATAGAACCCATACGAGCTGCTCCTGAAGCAAATTTAGCTAAACCTTTATTTGCTTTACCAAGGCCTGACTCTAAGCCTTTGATATTAGCTGCTACAATTATCGATATAGTTTTAACTCCACCCATTTTATATCTTAACTTTTTTAGGTTCTATTAATTTGTATTTCTTTAAAACCTCTTCGATATGCTCTTTACTAGCAACATCTTTTTTAACTTTATTTTTACTATCCCAAGGGAAAGGCATTAATTCTTGAGGTTTGACCTTGTGCTTAGAGTGAGGTGCAATAGTTCCGTGAACAATTAACCTAGTTTGTTCCCAATGGTTTTGAGAAAGCTGTTCATTCTTCTTATTAAATCCTATAAGTTTATTATTAAAAGAACGTGGGGTTAAATCATATAAATCTTCATCACTTAACCCCATCATTCCTAAACCTATTTCTTCAAGCCTATCCCAATCAAATTCTATTTCTTCTTCCTCATAATCCCTTTCCCCTTCTACTTTCCCTTTTTCTGAGGTTGGTCTAATTGGAACGCTTCAAAGATTTCATTTATCTTATCAAAATCTTCATTGTCTATCCATTGTTCAATATCTCGAACTTTGTACTTAAACTCTTCTCCGTTTTTCTTAGCACCATATTTTAGACCATAGTAAGCGATAATACCAATGTGGTCTATCTCTGTTCCTAGTTGATCCATTTGATTTAACTTTAAGTTACAATCGTTACAGATGTCTTTTAAAGCTAAATAACTAAATCTAATTGGTCGTTTCTGACCACCTATTTCTACCTTTTTCATATTTAATTAATTAATTGATTTACAAAACTTTCTTTAGTGATATTGAACTTAGCCAAATTGTAGTTGCTCCTGTAGTTCTTTTAATTATTAAACTAGCATCACCTGTTTTTAATAATACTGAATGAGTACCAACTGTTGATGGTATTTGCATATCTATCTCAGGGTCAGTTTCCCATCCATCGTGAACAGATAAACTACCTTCCGTACTTGTGTGTACAGTATAAGTTAATAAGTAAAAATCTCCAGGTGTTAAACTTAAATTCTTACTTATTGTTGTTAATCCACTTGATGTAATAATTTTACCATAACCATTTTCAACAACACTAGCTGCTCCTGTTCCTGAATTACTTATAATCCAATAACTAGGATCATCAAAAGATGTATCACCAATCAACTCAGAACCAAGTCCATTTGGATAAATGTTACCAGTTCCAGTAAATGTAGCCGAACAAGTTAAATTATCTTCGACTCCTGCATCAAAGCTTACCGATGATACAAGTGCGTTACCTTGCCAATGAGTAATATCGGTAGGGTCTTGATAATTTGTTGCTTCAGGTGCTAATTCAATTTGCCAAGATGAGGTAAATATCTCATCTGAATCTTGTGCTGAGTATAAGCCAGGATAGACGTAAAAAGATAAAGTTGAACTACCTGACAAACTTATTGTATCTGTTTGAAAAGATATTCTAGTCCAAGCTGATGTGCTTAATCCTGTTATTTTATAGTATGAACTTGTTACAAAAGCAATAGTACCTTGACCCTCTATCTTTGTTACTGATGAAGCTCCTACTATACCAGAATTACTTAAAGCGAAACTAGCTTGAGTTGTGCTACCACTACCTTTAACATAAAAAGACCAATTAACTTTTTTATTTTCTACTCTACTAGCATCTATTGTATAACCTAAAAATCTGTTATTAGTAGATGCTGCCGTTGCTAATTTACTAGCTGTACTTCCGCTAAAGGGATCAGTTTGTAAGTTAGTTTGTGTTAAAGAAGATAACAAAAACCCATCAACACCACTTTGAGTAAGGTTAGTGCGAATAATGTTTCTAATTTTATCAGAAAAACTTAAATCGACTAAACTTCTTTCTTTAAGTTTATCGAAGAAATCAGTACCATCTAAAGGTACATCAGGATTAATTGATTGTAATATATCAGTAGATACCTCAAAAGACCTTAAACCACCCAAAGACTCAGACCATCCGCCTGAATCCTTGTTGGTTATATCTCTTAAATCCATATTAGTGCTAAACGAAGCTGATGTACTAAAAGCTACAGGGTCAAATATTGCTGATGAGCCAGGTGTCACTATTTCAATTATAATAGCATTATCGTTAAGAGTAGCTATAGGGCTTGTTGTACCTGTTACAATTCCTAAAGTTGGTACTAATCCAACAGCACCATTTTGAAAATCTCTATAAATATAATCACCATCTGTTTGATTTGAGCCACTAATATCAACATAGTCATACGTTGCGCTAGTTAATAGATTAGTTATTTGAGCCATTACAGAAGTGCCTGTATTGGCAGCCTGACCTGTTGTAATACTATCAGTTACAACACCACTATCATTAGTGATATTATTAACATCTAACCTACCTTGAGTTTCACCATCAGCTAATGTAATAGGGTCAGTAGTTAATACCCTAATCCTAGTAACTTGTTTAGCAGGGCTAGTCGTTTTAGCATAAACCAATAAATCCGAAGCGTTTTTAATTGCCATAATATATGGATTTAAAAGTTAATACTATGCGTTTTGAGCTAAGTCTCCAGTACCTGTTAAAGAGATTGAATAAGTTGCGTTTTCTTCTACACCTGCATCTATTGAGATTGAAGTGATAAGAGCAGTTCCATCATAAAGCATACCTGAAAGACCAAATGTACATTGTATTGCTGTTCTTGCTTCAAAAGCTGTAAACAATGATTCTATGTCTGCACCTGTTGGTGATGCTATATCAACAAAAGCGTCTCCACTCATTTCCCAAGATTTAAGTCCACCTAAGTTTTCTTGCCACCCAGATGAAGATTTTGTTGTAGAATCACGAAGATCCATATTTACAGAAAGAGATGCTGATGTAGAGTGAGCTACTGCTTCTAAACCATCGGCTGTAGTTATTTTTAAAACTACGTCTGTTGCGTTTTGAATTGCCATTTTTATTTAATTTTTAATTATTAGACAGTTAAAATTTACGTTTTTGTAGAATTTCTCAGGAGTCTTAAAATAGTCATCGTCTAAATCAAGAAATCTGAATTTCGCTGTGTAGCTTACACTATCTTCAGTATAAGTCACCTCGTACAAGTCTAAGGCTTCTACAGCTGCCTTGGCTTGATTATATGTTGTGTTATAAGTGTCTGCGAAACAAGCGATGCGAATTGATACATCACACGAGTTAAGCGATCCACCTTTAGATAAAAAGTTTGATACGTTAGTTATTTCAAACGTAGAGCAAGGGTAAGATACACCTTGAGGTATTATAACAGGGAAAACCTTGTTACTACCATTAGCTGTAGTGAAAGCCGATGTGGCTTGTAACTTTGTGACTATTTCTTTTCCTATTACTGCAAACATCTAAAATCCTGCTTGTTTAATCATTTTATCTAATAACCTATCTAAGTCTTGTTCAGCTTGTAAATAGATTTTTGACTCCATTTTTTTAGCTGTCTGCTTAAATACATCAGGTCTAGCATCTTGTATAGCGTTACCTTTAATTTGCATTGCAGGTAAGTTTCTACTATCTTTTCCTTTAACTCTTATAGGTGTGGTTTTACGAACAATAGGACCAACAAATAGCCCTGGCTCTTTTGAATTTCTAGCAGTAATTACACCTATAGTTTTCCAAGTAGGTGTTCTACCACTCTTAAAAACCTTATTAGAATCCAAACCACTATAGGTGTTAAATTCTTTTTTATAAGCCTTTTGAATACCTCTAGCTAACATATTGGCGGCAGGTCTCAACGCTTTATTTATAGCTGTACGAGATTGTCTAGCTGTTAAACCTAGTCTTTTTAAACCACGCTTTACATCTTCAACACCTCGTACTCGTATTGTTGTATTTTTAGCCATAACTATACTGGTGAAGCTGTTGGTAAATCTTGCTTTACAAAAACTTCAATGAACTCTTTTCTAGGGTCTATAACGAAACCTAATATCTCGTATATATCGCTAGTCTCTACTTCCTCAATAATCCAATTAGCTTTTATACCTTTTGTCTCGCTTGAGTATCTTATAGTGTAAACAAATCGACCATAAGATTGTAATTCTTTTCCTTCAAACTTCTCTTCGATGTCTCTAAGGGTCTTAACATTCTTGTTTGCCCAAATTGTTGCTTGAACAGAATAAGAGTCTGAAATCCCTCCAAAACCATCTTGAGTTGAAGATACTGACTTTAACTTGATTCGTTGGTTAAAATCACCTGCCTTTATTTTTGCAATAAAAGCCATATACTATAAATAGCATTTATAAGGTTGTAGTAATATCTCAGAAGCCATCGGAAACGCTCTCTTGCGATCCTCTCTGAAATAATACATATCACTTGCAATTAATTTAATCGCTTGTTTTATAGCATCAGGAATACTAGCTGCTGCATCTGCTATACCTGTATGAAATTGAAAATAATATATTCCATCAGTTGTTCCATCTAAATCTGATGTACTTATTGCATCAGAAGGAGTTGTAGTCATTTTTACCTGACAAGGGTTAATGTTTTGATTTGAATACCAATTTGTATTGGCAAACAAAGTATAAGTTGAACCACTAGCAGCTAAATAGTGTAAACCATCTTTACCACTATCAGCACCTACTGGATAATTAAATTTACAATCAGGGTAATATAAACTAAAACAGTTAGGTAATTCATTAAACCAAAGTTTATACTTAGCTGTAATAAAATGTCTGTTACAATAGTGTTCAGCCATTTGTGTCGCAGCACTTATATATGTAGCTAACAAAGTGTCCTCATCAGAAGTGTCAATTCTAAGTTGAGATTTCAACTCAGCAGTTGTTACCACTTGAGTAGCAGGATAATCTGCAAGTACTAAATTCCCATATCTGTTTTGACTTGGGTTTAGATACTCGTAGTTGTTAGAGTTATATATGTTATCTAAGTACGACATATTTGGTTTGATAAAGAAAAGGGAAAGGGGATTAACCCTTTCGCCTTTCTAATTAATCTAATCTATTATTATGCAACTAAAGAAGTAGCTTTAACAAACGCAGAACCATTGGCAACACCAAAGTCCATATAGTTGTTTAATACTAATCTGTTACTTCCTGCAGCAGCTTGAGTATAAGGGTCTACCAAAATATCAAGTCCACCGAACATTCCAATGAATAATCGAGAGAAGTCACCGAATATAAAGTCACCACTTACACCTGCTGAACGAGTACATCCATTAGTGAAGTAAGAAGGGTAACCATTGATTAACATCCCTTGCATACCTGGAGTTACAGAAGCTACTTGTACACCTCTTTTAGCTTGAGCTATAAGTTCAGGAGAAGCTACATACGCTAGGTTTCCGTTAAGACCACCTGCAACACCTAAAACTTGTTCTGCTTCAACCATATCAGAAATTACAGAAACACCATCAGAGAAAGTAGCCTCTGTGAAAGTTCCACAACCTGTAGTCGCACCAATAGAAGTTGGCGCACCTGTAACTGCTGCTGTTGAGAATATAGCTGCATCAATATTTTGTGCTACTGCACGACCAAGGTCTGCCATAATAGCTGCTTCTGCTCCACCATTTTGCAACAATAATTGCTTAGAAACATCTACATAAGCAGAAAGTCTTGTTGGAGTTAATTCAACTTTACCAAAGTTAGCTCCACCATCTGCTGTAGCATCAACCTCACCTTCCCAAGCAACTGAAGAAGCACCTGTTACAGGAATAGTAGTGTTAGCTGAAAGTCCAGTTAAAATGTTAGCACCTACTCTTCCAAATACAGAAGCTTCACGCATAGCATCAGCATAAGCTAATACATTTGTTGGAGCTATAGCTGAAGTAGCTTGAGTAACAGCAGCTCTTTGCTCTAACATAGAAGCAGGAATACCTAAACCATTAACAGAAAATCCATTAGAACGAGCTTCACTAACAGCTTGTTCGT